CTCTTCCTTGTTCTCTTGCATGGGAGAAGGAACCTCTTCCGCTTCAAGATCGTCAACAGGGGCGACATCGGCGTCCAGCTCGGGCTCGATCTCTTCCTCTCCCTCGCCAGCAACTGCCAAAATGTCTTGAAGGATACCAACAGCGGTTTCCAAAGCGGGAACGTCTTCTGACGCTACATTAACTTCCGCTTCGACATCACCCTCTGGTGCCTCTTCGGCCCCCAGGTCGTCCAATGGTGCCTCTTCTTCTGCGCCCATCGGTGGCTCGTCCATGGCGGGTTCAGGAAGACCTTCCTCTTCCTCCTCATCCCTCAAATACTCCATCTCATTAATGGGTCTAATACTAGCCAATTTCCAAAAACGTCGAATAGTATTCTCGTTTAACAATGTTTTCTTACTCATTATGGTTCTCCTAGTTTAAAAGTAGAAAAAAATACTTTATTTCAGAAGTAAATAGTACAGATTAATACAAAAAAGAGTCTTTTTATAATCTTTTTGATAGTTTTTCTAACGCTCTCTTTTCTATTTGTCTAATCCTGACAAAACTCAATCCTAAACGTTTACCAGTCTCCATAAGAGTCATGGGGCCGACGCTATTACGTATAGATATTAGACAACAATTCAGGTCCTCTCTGTGGTCTATCCACTTTCTGCACTCTTTCTCTTTGCACGTTCTGCCGTCCTTTAAGCAGGACCTTGCGCAGTCTGTTAGTCCGTCATCTTTTTTCTTCATAAGTCCGGGAACTCCTCTGCTATCATATCAAACAATTCTTTTGTTTCTTCTTCTTCCAAATTAAAAAGCTTCTTCAATTCTTCTCCTTGTTTTATTAAATCTCGTGTCTTGTTAATTCTCTTTTTTCCTTGCCTGGCCAATTCAAGCTTAACACTGGTGACAAAATCAATAATGCGTGGATCGTTCTCAATGTACCCAGTAATCATTGCTTGAAAAAATTGTATTTGTGTCAACCCATCATGACGCAACCTGATCCTTAAATCCGCGTGGCGTTTATCAGAGTCTTGGAAAATAATCTTCTTACCTTCCTGACCGTATTTATACTCACCTGCCATTTAGAATATGTGTACCACTTTCTGTAATCGAAGCACTTGTCTGTCTAATAAACTTTGCCTTTGCCTGAAATTCTTTTATTGTCCGAGAGCCGCTGTACGATAGTCCGCTGCGGATGTTTTGCTTCAAATTCTCAAGAATATCAATTACCGAACCCTTGTAAGGAATGGTGGTAGAAATGCCCTCTAGAGAGCGAGTTTCGCCCCTCCAGGCGAGTTGTGCCTCTTCGCTAGCCATACCCCTGTATACCTTGTACTTCTTGCTCTCAGACGTAACAAACACCTGTCCTGGCGATTCATCAGTTCCTGCTAACATCGAACCAAGCATCACAAAATCCGCACCAGCTGCGATTGCCTTGACAATATCTCCAGCTGTCTTGATGCCTCCATCTGCTATAATCTTTGCATCGGAGTCCACATATTTACATCCCAATACCGAATGAAATGTTGGTACTCCATGACCAGTTTGGGTTCTAGTTGAACATATTGACCCGCCGCCGATGCCTACTCGAACAGCATCAGCACCCCAATCCGATAAATCTTTAAACGCTTCAGGGGTCGCAACATTGCCTGCTATAATAGATAAAGACGAGTCGTATGTGTCTTTCAAGTATTTTAAAGCACTCTCCGTCATAGAATGATGACCATGTGCCACATCGACGCAGACGGTTTCTAATCCAGATTCCACAAGAGCAGAGACCCGTTGTTTAAAATCTCCTGAAACGCCGACTGCGGCGGCTGTTATAACCCCCTTCGTCAACATGACACACTGTTCTTCTATAGAACAATACCTATGAACGATACCGAGAGCCCCGTATTCGTTCATGGTTAACGCCATCAAGGACTCCGTGACTGTGTCCATGGGGCTGGAAATGATAGGCAAACTATATTCCTTTGTTCCTATTCTTGATTCTAGCCCTATTTCTGACCTGCTCTCAATGTCGCTTCGCAATGGCAAAAGCAAAACATCGTCAAAACTAAACGTCTCTTCAAACATCAGAATCCTCCAATCTCTCCTGTAGGTCTCTAAGCATTTGATTGGCACCTTCCCAACACTCGGTACAATATAGGTTCACTACTTTCTCCCGCTCCCTAACAGCCACTCGCCAGGACTTCACTTGTTCTTCATCCTTCTTATCAAACGGTTTATCACAATTTGTACACTGGTTTGGGATCATATTAAACAACCCCATTTTTTCTTTCAAGTCTTTTTCGGCTTCTTTCTTTTTCTTTCGACGAAGCTTCTTTTGTGCAGAAGACATTTAAACGTCTCCCGTAGATCCGAAGCCACCTGTGCCCCTATCCGTTTCGGATTCGTAGATTTTATCTTCCTCTATTTCTAGTAAGGAAGGAGTTGAGATCCTAACAAAAACCCCTTGTGCAATCTTTGTGCCTGGTTCACAAATTTGTGTCTCTCTGCCAATGTTGTGAAGATTTACGAAGATCTCTCCGTCATATCCTCTGTCAACGACACAAGCACCAGTAACGATTGACCTCTTTGAGGCAATTCCTGACTTGTTCATTATTTGCAACATGTGTCCCTCTGGAACTTCAACCTTCACACCAGTCTCAAGTAAGCAGGAGTGTCCGGGGTGAACAAGCAACGGTGCGTTATCCTTTGGTGCAAAGAAGAAATCCATCCCTGCATCTGTTGTGTGCGCCCTAACGGGCAACTTTGCGTTCTCTCTCATTTTGAATGTTCTAACTCTCATATTTTCTCCTATCCCAACATCTTAAAGTTTGAGCTTAATCTTCTCGTGCTAAATCCCCACTGAGGGTTCCAGTCTAGCCTCATCATATACGGTCTATTGATTCTCACAATATCCTTTCCTGGTCTGACACCCCAACACCTAATTGTATTAGTCTCGTTGTTGTCATCTATAACCCTGACAATATAGTAGTCTTTATCATTCTTTGTCTTCTTCTTGATGACCTCTCTTGGTATACACCAGACCACTCCCCCAAGATCTGAATCGTATTCACTTATAGGGGGAACCATATATTTATCTAAGCTGGCCCGAATGTTCTCTTCCATAACTAAATCAAAAGGAAAAACACCCGTTAAATCAATTTGATATTGAATCCTCTCCTCTTCTGAGAAGTCTCCTTCTGGAGCGTATTTCTCTATATTCTCTATCAGGTTCTTTTCTTTCCTCGGGCGATCAACAGCGATTGCACTCCAAAAGTGCCTCGAACCAGTGAACCTATCATCGATAAGACACTCTAGAGCACCGGATCTGCAAAGAACATCCAAAGACTTCTTATTCAGCTTTGAATAAACAATGTCTTCATTAAAAATGAATTCCTCAATCGTGTTAAACGGGCGATTGTTAAGAATCTGCTCGATGGCCTTCTCACCCAATCCCTTGATGGAAGTGAGCGGTTGGATTAGCGTTTTACCATCTTCTGATATCTCCCACACAGATCCGGAGGTATTTACGTTCAACCTTTCAATTTTAAACCCGTGAGATTTTGCAACATTGATCGCCTTCTCTTTTCTAGTCTCTGGTTCTTTGTCCAAGAAAGCTGCTGTCCACTCTGGTGGGTAATAGTTTAACAACCAGGCGCACTGGTAAGACAACATACAGTAAGACACTGCATGGGATTTGTTGAACCCATATCCAGAAAAGTATTCGAAAGTTTCCCACAACTCCTTTGCTTCGTGCTTTCGCATCCCCTTCTCAGAACACCCTTCCGCAAATTTGGAATAGATCTTGTCCTTTTGTTCTTGAACCTCGCCTGTTCCCTTTTTAGTCAAGAGTTTCCTTAGCTTGTTCCCCTCATCGAGCGACAGGTCCTTACCAAGCTTGTGAGCCAACATCGCTATCTGCTCTTGAAATATGAGAAAACCAAAAGTCTCTTCAGTCACATCGCGCACATAAGAGTTAAGATACTCAACGTCTTCAGGAGCGTTCTTAGCAGATATAAATTTCTTATCAACGTTTGCCGACAAGGGTCCTGGTCTGTATATACTTGTGATTGCAGATAACTCGATTAAGTTGCTAGGTTTCGCATTTTTACAAAACTTTTGTGCACCCTCTTCTGTAAACTGAAACACTCCAGCCCACTGACCACCGTGAAAAACGCTCTCCCACACACTCTGGTCTTCAAAGTCTATAACGTCTGGATGAAGCACCTCATTGTAGAACCTCCTGACATCGTCAAAAGTAGGATTCTCGATGTCATGATGCCTAACCAAGATATGTCGGATGGCACCCTCGATCATCCTCAACGAGGCAAGACCCAACAAGTCAAACTTGATAAACCCCATTGGTTCAAGATGGCGAACATTTTGCCCCTCACTCCACGGAGTTTGGCGAACACCGCCTGAAGATATCATCGGCATCCACTCATCGAGGTTTTCTCCCACAACTACACCACCAGCATGCCTGGAACAGGATCTCACCTGCCCGTATAAAGCCTCCACATGTGTCTTGATCTGAGGATTTTTCTTCAGAAAAATTTTGAGGGATTCTGAAAATTCCATTACTTCTTCAAACGTGGGAACGTAAACACCCGCAGAAATCCCGTGTTTCTTTTTCGCCAACGGAGTTGCTTCATAGATCATCTTACCCGTAACTGCATTCACCTCCGCAAATGGCACTTCATAAAATTTTGAAATATCTTTTATTAAAGACCTCAACTGTAGAGTGTTCCAGTTGGATATGGGCACTACAGTGTTCTCGCCCCATTCTTCAATAAGGTTTTCCTTGAGCTGCATTGGTTCCGAAGTATCAAAATCAATGTCAGGATACCCAGACCCACCCTTAGTAAGGAACCTCTCGAACTGAAGACCGTATCTCATGGGGTCGACTTGTGTGATTCCCAGTGCGTATGATACTAGGGAACCGGCCGCGGAGCCTCTTCCTGCGCCAACAAGCTGAGTTTCTTTCGCCCTGTCAGCGATTGCTTTCATTGTCAAAAAATACTTGCTAAACCCACGAGATTCAATAACTTCAATCTCCATAGACGCTCTGTCTAGGTATTCTTGGTTGTCTGATAGTCCAAGATATCTCAACCCGTCGGCGGTGACCTTCTGTAGTGCCTCGCCAGCGGTGACATCTTCGGGGACCACAAAATCAGGTAGCCTCACAGTATTATCTGGGAAGAAGGACTCTATACGGTCGTGAGCGATTCTATGTGTTTCGGTAATAGAATTCCTTACAATCTCGTCATCGTATTCTACATCGCATTCCGCAGAGTATTTCTTGTAAGATTCCCATATTTCGTCACCGTTCTTTGGGTAAAGCTCATACCCTATCTCATCAACATCAATAGGTAACCCATCTGACATCCACTCTGGCTTTTTCCCTAGCCACCCCAGTCTCCTATATAGCTCACGGTCCTTCCAAGCATCCCTATTCGGATAGTGACTATCCGCAGTTGAGATTAGAGGTACACCAAACTCTCTATGCATTTGAATAATATACGTGTTCAGATCGTGTTGTTCCGGAACGTTATTCCACTGTAACTCACCGTGCCACCTGTCACCGAAAATTGACTGCATCTTCTGAGTTGTATTCCTGAACGCTCTCAATACTGCATCTTCCCCGTTATCCCTGTTTTCCCAATAACAACCTGCATATACACCCCCCAAGCATGCACTAGCGGCGAGAATTCCCTCGTTGTGCTTCTTTAGTAAAGCATAATCAACTCTCGGATACCGATAAAAATGCTTCTTGTCATAGCTGGAAGAGATAATCTTAAAGATATTCTTCAATCCTTCTTGATTCTGTGCCAAAAGAATTAAATGCCTTCTCCTGTTCAGAATATTTTTCATCGCCTTCTTGGACTCTTCGTTCTCGACAGTCGTGCCGGATTGAGAAGAGTCTAGACTCTTGTTCTTCTTGTCCTGCCTCGCCTTTTCGTATTCTTCTTTCCAATTTGCTATGGATGGAAGAAAATAGGCTTCCACTCCAAAAATTGGCTTAAACTCTTTACCTTCTGATTGCATCTTTTTTGCATGCAACACCTGGTATGCAAGACCATTTGCGTTTCCGTGGTCAGTAAGAGCCAACGCATCCATACCGTTCTCATACGCAAAATCCATGTGCTCCTGGGGATAACCAAGAGCATCAAAAATACTTCCTGCTACTGAATGAGCATGAAGACCAACAAACGGAATCTCTGATTTAATCCTGCAGTCGCTCAAGGACATCCTCCAAATCATCCTTTACAGAAAGAAGGTCTTCTCTAATAGAAGAGGACGCCAATGACGCAGAACACAACGCTTCAACGAAGCTCTGTTGTTTTTGACTCATCGACATGGAATTAATTGGAAACCCCACGTCTTCTTTTGTTTGCGAAGGCAAACTATAATAAATTTCATTTATATTCACTTTTATTCTCCAACCTTTTTATATAGCGAATTCTTAAACATAACCTTACCTGGTCTTTTAATTTCTTCACTCTCCTCTGAAGAGAGATAATCTTTCAATCCTTGCCAAGAATCGATTCTGTAATACCAAGGTATCTCCAGTATTGATTCTTTATTTATTCTAGCAGATTTGAAGATTTTGTCAAGGCCAAAATGCCTAGAAGACCACCTTTCTTTAGATGGCAAATCTTTTCTCCCACCTGTGCAGTTTTGCTTCACGTTTGTTAAATACATCTTGTATTCTTCTGCGTCCATCGTGAATCCAAGATATTCTCCATCCCCAACAGTCTTCCCCTCGGCGGACAGGTAAAAGGGCTCCATACTAGAAATCCTCTTTCTGTGCTTTTGCACCACCGTTGGCTGATAAACTCCATATGGAAAACTGATATAATATCTGCTCGGGATGACCCACTTACTAATCTTGTCACTCATAATAAAAGCAGTCAGAGCACCATGAAGCGCAGACCAGGCCAGGCTGTCCCTTCTATCGCGATCCTTGGGATGGATTGGAGTATAAAATATAGGGATCTGGCGGCGATGGTCACTCGGAAATTTTACAAAATTTGATTTGTTTAAATAATAGGGGTCCTCAATGTAGTCTCCCATTCTATGTTTAAGCAGGGGCTGTATATTGTCATTGCACACTACCCATATTGTTTCACAACCGGCATACGCACATTCCACAATTGACCTCTCAACTGCAAGATAGTTATCTGCAATTGGTTGCATACTATCATGCCAAGGGAAACTAAAATCCATTTTAGGACTAGCAACAGGTACCACTCCCGCTAGATGGAACGCCTTTTCGTTTCCGTTACCCTCTTCCAACATATCTATCGACCACTTCTTTCGGGGACATATCAAGAAATTTCACATTTTCTGTGTCTCTGTATGTCCTTTTATGCATATTCACAACGTGTCTATAATCTGGTTCCACTCTAACATTATATTTCTTTTGTTTTCCTTCTTTGGTTTTGCCAGCCTTTGCACCTATAATCCCAGCATCTTTCATTACGCTCTGTATCTTAAACCTCGCCATTGTGCTTGAATAATTAAATTCGTGGAGTTGCTCTTCCGTCAAATAAGACACCGCCACGGCATCCTTCCTGTCGTGATTCCCATCAATTCTTTCCGACTTATAAAAATAAATTTCTTTTATAAAATTGTCTACGGTCTTCAAGGAATCGTGTCTATGTCTCATCCCTCTTCGAACGTTCATCCAGTCGAAGACACGATACAGTGGCTCCTTATTTTCGAAAATATCATTCTCTGTTGTTAAATTGTTGTCATCGAAAATGTGACAATTGTCAAACTCTGCCTTAAAACTTAATCCTGGTCTAGCAGCAATCGATAAACGGTTACCGCTTATTCTCACAGAAGAAACACACGACCCGAAGGGAGCGTGACCTCTCGACGAAACCTCGAACAACGCCCAAGACCACAAACAAAGATTGTTTTTAGTTTTAAGATCGCCTATGCATATTTCCTTTTCCATTTCATCAAATCTGAAAGGGCGTTCTAAAGAGTTTATAACGATAGGATATTTGTTGTAATAAGAGAACAGCACAGAAGACAAACTACTTCCAATTACAATATTTTCAAAATGCATACTTGTCTAAAGGCAAATCCCGTAATGTTCGTAAGAATAATAAGAATAACTAACCAGCTTGTAAGTGTCCAATGGAATTGCTGCAATCTTGTTATATGTATCACTCTCATAACAAGCCATTTCTTCCTCTTCCTCTTCCTCGGGCTCCTGTTCCTGCTGACGGTTGTTTATACATGCAGCCTCTTCGATAGCCTCTTCAACGACAGCTGCTATTTGAGCGGCATTTTGGTTTCCGAAACCATCCAAGCCAGTGGTGTGAACCGCACCGAAATCAACCAAAGGCTGGTAACTATGCACGCTGGCATTTGATCCTATTATAAACACCATTCCGCCGGAATGCGCCATTGCTCTAGCAGCATCATGGCTGCTCCACTCTCTTCCTTGGGCAGGCTCGTCGCCTATCACTACGACTATACGATGAGTGTGTTGACTCAGATCAACATCCCAGACATTCTCTACACCTCGTAATCGGGCGGCTGGACGGTTAGTACTCCACAAAATATTTTCCGGGGTGCCGTCCTGGTCCCAGTCAATCAAGTCATCAGTAAAAAATCTCCCGATAGCATCTAAAGTATTTTCTGTGTTCCCGCCCTGATTCACAGCGTTCGCGTTCAATGCGCCGCGAAGACCACTTATAGCTGCCTCCATGTCCTCCACCGGAAATATTGGCGGGTCTTCAACTCCAGGAACACAGTTGTCGCCAGGATAATAAAGATATGGATCCGGCATGTCATCATTTCCAACCACAGCTAGCATATAACAAACATCAACAACTCCGTCGTCAAACAGTTGACGTACTGAATCCCTTGTAGCATCGAAGGCTGTTCGAAGCTCTGCTTCTTCCATCGAACCGGAAACGTCAACCACCATCATGACCGCTACGCTTCCCTGTTGAAAGTTCTCATCTACGTTGCCATCGCAGTCGTCATCGATGCCATTGCATCGCTCAACTCCTGGGAGGACCTCCTGCAGACATTCGTGATATCCTCGTTGCATCTCTCCTCGCTCATTGCGACCCAATTCACAAAACGAGATTCCCAAACGACAATCACCGCCGACATATTGTGGTCCGTCTTCTCGACGAGCATGCGTAACAACGCTCCCAGTCAAAACATCCGTAGAACAAAGCATTGTTAGTGGACCTCCGATTGGACCCTCGTCTATTGCGAAATCGCAATCGTCGTCGACGCCATTGCATACTTCCGGTTGGGGCACGTAGTCGGGATGATCACAATTGCAGTCTCCCTCCAAAAAGTCTTCATCGATGAACCCGTCGCAGTCGTTGTCAACAAAATCACACAGCTCTCTCGGTAATGGCCCGCATTCGTCACAATCGTTTAGAAGCTCTTCGTCTACGCTGCCGTCGCAGTCGTTGTCTAGGGCGTCGCAGACTTCTTCGGGGACATGACCGCATTCGCCGCAGGCGTTGAGAACGTCCTCGTCAACAAGAGAATCACAGTCGTTATCAGTAGTGTCGCAATTCTCCGGTTGGGGCAGGACTTGGTTCTGACACTCTCCGTATGAATAAGTCACCACTGGACCTTCAGGACCCTGTTCTTCGGTTGGTTCGCAAAGAGACACGCCACTTCTACACGGTCCATTTTTGTCTGTTCCCACGGCTCCAGTATAACATCTTCTAGACAACAAGCCATTTTGAGGACTTGCATGATCAGGAGCGAGATCTGCTGGTGCCTCATTCAACTCTCCGTCGCAGTCATTGTCGATGTCGTCGCAGGTTTCTTGTCTAGGGTTATTTACTTGAAAGCATTGAGTCCACTCAGTGATTCTACAGTATCTCTCGCCCTCTGAACAGGGACCTAAAAGATCTTGTATTTCGCAAGGTTCTTTCTTGCCATACGGACGACAAATTAGTGCTGCGTCGGGTTCAGGTCCGAAGTCTGCAATCGGTGGGGCGGCATCTATGAATGGAGCCGAAAGGTCGAAAAAAGAATCTAAACCTAAATCTTCCTCCATCTCATAATCAGGCGGGATAATCCCTACGCCTAAATCATGATTTCTGTAATCCAGTGGTTCGTTTATCCAGGACTCGTCACCGCATGCGGGGAACATCATAACAACCAATAATAATATTTGTCTCATCTATGCCTCTATCTAGTATCGCTTATTTCTCTCAACATACCCACAACGTAGTTCTCTAAAATAAGAAAAAATGTTTTGTCTTTGTATTTTACTTCTTCAATCATACTTCGATCAATTATTATGTCTCTTCTATTATCGAAGGCTCCTCTTCTTAAATTTAAGAAGTGAGGTCCGCAATCACTTGCGACATCAACAACTGTCGCTGCTATATACTCGTCTTCTTTGGGCTTGTAATCTTCCGGTAACAAAATTCCCGATTCATCTTCTTCTTTAACAATGTGTGGGACTATTAAAAGATGCCTGTTAACAGGTCTAAGAGTGGGAGGTAGCCTACCCATTAGTCCCTACCGTTCTCTTGACATGGTCGAAAAAGTCCAAAAGTTGTTCCATGTCAACTTCGTTCTTCATGAGACGATATGCGCGGACGGACATTCGCAATTCCTCTTTGGTCAACCATCCATTCTCGACATAGTTTTTTCTGAGGTCTCTCTTTTGTTCCTTATAGGGCTCCATCGCATCTTCTAGTGCCACAAGGGATTCTATAAAAGATGTGATATATTTTTCTTTCTCTGCGATGAGGTCATCCTCGACGATGTGTAAGTTAGTAGCCATTTTTTCTCCTTTTCTCAACTACGCTAATTATAATAATACTATAACAGTATTTTAATATAAAATCAAGTACTTTTTTATAAATATTTTAAAGAACAACTTCCACCAGCACAAGCAACTTCGGCTGTAAGATTTGTATTGTCCTTTTCTTCTCGAATTTTTGTTAAGTCAATATCTTTAAGCGTCTCAAAGAGCACTTCATAAGTTTCTTTCGAGCAATCCTCAAACGGAGCCTGTTTATAGGTGCCGCCATTATACGGCAGAACAGATAGTCCCGTGTAAGAGTCTCTGTTCTCCCACATCCACTCGCCGACATCGGACCACTCAGCATCCTTAACTGAAACAGTGGCGGATACATTGTGATTGTTGGGACCTTTTCTAAATCCAGCAAAGACCCACTCTTCTGAAACCTGTTTTACTCTCTTTAATAGCTGTCTTGCGCTTTCCGATCTTAGTATCGCGCCTTCAGGTGCCTTTTGAGGCACGGAGATAACAGCAGTGTCGTGAGGGCTGAAATATTCATCCTCCACCAACTCCGGATGGTTCTCCAGCAAATACCCATAAATAGGCTCGTTTTTGCCGACTCTCACACGACGAATATAATAGTCGTTATGCCAAGCATGAATTCCGCTTGATGTTCCTAATACTAGAGAAGTCGTACCAGCAGGCTTTACAGCTGTCGTTCTCGCGGCCGGATTAATACCAATAAGGTCTGCTACCCTCAAATTTTCATCTTTAACAACTTGAGCTGCAGCAATCATACTCAAGTCGAGAACCTTACGAGAAGCAATTCCCGTCATGCTAACGCCCAACAAGGAATCCCTTTCGCAGTTTGTTTGCCAGGCAGGTCTCAAATAATGAAAGTCCGTGTACCCCGCTTGCAAGGTGCCTATAAAAGCAGCAACTCTTGCTCTTTCTTCGAAATCTTCCTGATCTTCTATGTCACTCACGTTAATCTCTGTAAGGTTGCACATCTGGCAAGACCTTAGTGAAATCTCATGACATGGATTGAACCCTCGTTCCTTGTCATTAGTAAACGAAAATCCAGGCTCACCAGCTCCAGACGCCTCAATCCTCTCCCACAAGTCCATAAATGTGTCCTTCTCGATTCTATGCCTAAGAAGGACCACAGAGTTGTTCGCTCTACCTCGTTGAGGGTTATTCTCCCACCAGGTACCGGTCTTAGCAGACAACATCTGATTGTCATTTGCTGAAAACAAAGAAATCATTGCAGCACGACGAATGCCTCCGGACAACACTGCATCTGCCAAGTGGCACATTATATCGTGACACTCAATTGAAGTTAGTTTTTCTCCATCACTTTTGTCATCTAGTATCCCTTTTATTTTAAGGAGACACTCCTTTAGTGGTTGGGGTCCGGGAGCCTTGCCCCCGGATGTGATAAGTCTCTCCCCCTTTAGTCGGATATCTCCGAAGTCAAAACGAATATGAGACGTTCTTATTCCGAAATAGGTTTCTATCAAAGCCTTCACTGCGTCGGCCCAGCCTTCGATGCTATCTTGAATCAGATACCTATAGGTACGCTTCGAAGTTGGTTTGCGAATCTCTGGCAGGTTTTCAACATGGTGGTTCTGCACAGAATATCCAACACCACAACCAGAAAGGAGCAAAAACATCGTTTCATTAAAAGAGCGATAATCGTCAACCGCGACAAATGAGCAGTTAAACATTCTTGCTGGATTGATCTCAATCGGTTTTCCACCGAATTGCATTGACCTCATCGAAGGTAGAACCTTCTTATCAAACACCATCTTATACGCCTTTCTTATTTGAAGTTCTAAGAAAGGATATTTTCTTAAGTGCATCTCCATGTTTCTAGATACAAGTTCTTCCCAAGTTTCTCTTCTATTTTTATCCGGAAGAAACCTTGTATATTTCATGTGCACCGTTATGTCAGATAGTATTTGATTAGATAATTCCATTATTATTACTCCCCCTTTTTAAATGTCTTATACTTCTCTTTCAATCTCTCAAGTTGTTTTTTAGCAGATTTTTCAACGATATCCTCAACCGATTCATTCGTCTGTGGTAGCACCTTTATTCTTACATTACTCGTGTCCATGAAAATTGGATACACCAACCCATCTGGTCCGTTTCTATTTTTAGCTATAAAGATGCGCCCACTGTTGGTGTTTTTATCCTCGATGGTTCGTGAAACCGTAAAAATAAAATCTGCAACAAAACACTTATTAAACGCTTCCGAAATTGCTTCCATGGTAATAACTTCCGCGTTTAAACCGCTTCTATTTGTTTGAGAGGCTGTCCAGACAGGGCATTCGTTTACTTGCGCAATACCTCTCAACTCCTCATAAATAGTCTCCAGCTGATGTCTTTTCTCATCTTTTATAGAAGAAATTGGTCTTAATAAATCCCCATAATCGACGATAATTAAGTCCGGGGAAAACCCCCTAATCTTCATCTTTTCCAGGTGATTTTTAATCGTTTGGACCGATGCAGATTTGGTAGGATACTCCTTCACAATCAGCTTTCCTTCTATTTCTTGTACTTCTTCGTAAATCTTTTCCTTAAAAGAAATTACATTTGAAAGGTCCACGCCGGTAAGACAACTATCATACCGACTCGCAACTACAGTATCCGCTAACTCCAGCGTGTAGTGTATAACATTCTTTCCAGCTTTCAATGCTTGTGCGCCTAAATGCACCAACGCCATGCTTTTTCCCGCTCCTGTAGGAGCGATACACACACCCAGCTCTCCCTTTCCGATGCCGCCCTTGCACAAGTTATCAACCTCTATCCATCCAGTCGTTACTGGGTTTCTTTCGCGGATTTGAAATCTTTTCTCAAAATCAAGAATATAATCATATCCAAAGTTGTTGTCACTTCCAAGTTTAATAGCGTCATTGATTACGCTGCTAACCTCGTCAAAAGAGGAACGCTTGATCAGGTCAACAGACCGAATCAGTGCTTCCTTTAGCTTTTGTTTTCTGCAAAAGTCTAACGCTACGTCTTTTATGTATTCAGACTCAGTTGTTTCCAATCCGGTCGATAATACTCTAGCATAATAGTCCCGTATGAGGACCTGAATAGATTCTTGTTCTTTCTTTAACTCTGTCCGTATAATGGACTTCATAATTTTGGCGGTTGGGTGGACACCGTATTTTTGTCGATATCCTTGAATTTTGTTGATAAAGACCCTAAGATGTTTAAGTTCTAGAAACTTTATATTAAAAACTTCAAATATTTGATCTGCAAATGGTCTGTCTACCAAAATTAAGTGACACAGATCCTCTTGAAAAGATCTACCAAAGTTTGAGAAATCTTCCCTTTCTTGCTCCGTCATGTTTTTCCTTTTATTTAATGATTAATCTTATCACAAAGACCAAAAAATTGCAAGACTAAAAGTCAGAGATCATTCGATTGAAACTTTCGAACAAAGAACTCAATGAGATTTCGCCAATACCGTCCTGGTGCATCAGCGTCCTTAACCCAGTCTTGTTAAACTCAGGAACATGCCCGTCTATTGCTTCGTCTATTCTAGTTTTACCCTGAATAGAGATAGAGGGGGAATATAATTGCATTATTTTATAATTGCTCTCGACCTTGTCTGTCTCTTCTAATACACGGTCATAAACTTTTAACTTGGTTTCCTGCTCTTTGCAGTGAGTAACAACATCTTCCAGATAACATTCCTTCTCATCGGCGAAGAAGGGGAACCTCTTAGCGACAGTTGCCAATCCGACACCCGGAACGCCATCTAAATTGTCACTTTTGTCCCCCGCCAGTGCTCTCGCCAAAGCGAAATTCGTTGGATGAATTTTATATTGTTCCAAAACTGCCTTCTTATTAAGCACTTGATTTTGTGTTGGTCTGTACAATATCGTCTTGTCATCCAACAATTGAATAAAGTCCTTATCACTGGAAACAATGACTTTTTGCCAATCTTTGAACTTTTGCTTTTGTGCGACATGCGAAATCACATCGTCGGCCTCAACGCGGGGCTCTATAAATTGAACTATTGGAGTTTGGTTAAGATATTCTATCGCCCTGATCTGTTGCCAAGCTTTATTTTCTTTTTCCTGTTCCTCCGTCAAGTGACGGGTATCCCTGTTCAGCCTCAGTGGCGGCTTTCTTCCTAATTTATAATTTTTATTTTGAGCGCGTCTCTTTTGAGACCCCCCTTCTCCATCCCAAACAACGACAGTCATATCCGGACTTACAATCCTCGTTAACTTGTTGAGAATCTTAAGGAAACCCTTTGAACCACCAATTGGACTTCCGTTTATTGACAAACTTGGGTCGACAATATACGACCTTAAAAATTGATTGTGTGCATCCACAATCATCACTCTACCATTCATTTTTTACCTCTTTTCAAAAAAAGCCCCTGAGCGCGTGCAACCATAATAGGAAAACACGCTCAGGGGCGGAGATGCCGAGAACCAAGTGGGTGCTTAATCCTCGACGGGGAGAGACTCTTCCTCTTCATAATAGTCAGCAGCATTACCTGTTCTGTTCTTAAATTTCATTATAACATCTTGATCAATAATTTGCAAGACCTTATTTCGGAATTTATCATCTTTCAGCTCTTTAACCCAGCCCTTTCTCTGGAACTTCTTCTCGGTGCCATCTTCTAACTCTAATGAAAACCACGCACCAGATTGTTTTAGACTATCTGATATTTGAATTGCCTCGAACCAGCTTTCCTCGTCTTGAACGCCCACATTGTCAACTTCACCCCACAGGATTTTAAAATTACAATGTCTTCCTGCTGTTCCAAAACGAGACTTTTCAAGCTTTGCTTTAACCTCAGACCCGATTCTGAATCCATTCTCGTCTACTACAAACGATGCTTTCGCTTTTCTACCCGTAAGCCACACCCTCAAAGAATAAGCGTAATGCATAGCCTTGCCGCCCGGAGTGACATACGGAGTCGTCATCGCTTCCGATGGGGACCGAGTAATGTTTGTCTTCAGCTGGTTGAGAACCAGGAGTGTTGCCTGGCTGTTCGCAATCGGCACAGTTAACTTCGACATCCCCTTTGATAGAATCCTGGCCTTTACTGCCATTGAAGACTGAGGATTGAAATCACCTTCTATATCAGAAATTGCTGGTGTCAGAGCAAGAGAGTCCCAAATGAACAACCACTTATTTCCGGTTGCCAACAATTCCTCTATTGTCTCTAGCACAAATTCGACACTCTCTGCCTGAACGTACATTAAACGATCTAAGTCACATCCCGCCCTCTCAAGAAAAGAAGGATCAATCGCAGATTCAGAATCAAAATATACCACTTCGATGCCCATCTTCTGAGCATTTGCTGCGATTTGTGTTGCCATATAAGATTTACCAGTTGATTCAAGACCTGCAATCTCTGAAATCTTCCCAACAGGGATCCCTGCGAGTCTTCCTTTGCAAACAATCGAATCCAGCCACCGGGAACCGGTTGGAATCCACTCCTTAACCTCTGTCGGGTTGTCCTCTGCCAGACTGTGTGCCACGGAGTGACCAGCCTTCTTGTTTATGATCCTACGAATCTCATCCATTGAGACCTTCCCTGGTTTAATTTTTGTTACTTTTACCACTATTTTCTCTCCTTATTAATGATTAAAATTTCAGATGATTCCTTCATCTTTTTCTTTTGTCCCGCTTCCCTTTCTTTCTTGGAATATATGTTGTTCATGCTATATGCCCAACTGACATCCAAGATCTCATAATCCTTGTACATCTCTCTGATCCACTCTTTGTTATTGTATGACAATATCCAATTACTTCTAGAAGACAGTACCTCATACAAAGCCAGATGGTCGAACCCCTTATGCATGTTTCCCTTATCTCCATAAAGCTTGTGTTTGTCTAATGCGTATGGAGGGTCAGCATAAATAAGAGCATTCGGGTTTTTAAGAATCGATGTCTTAAAACATTCGCATTCAACGCCAAAGTTCTTGCCCTCAAAATCCAAAATTCTTTGAATGCTCGAATCTGTGAACCTGACATAACCAGCTCTTTTAGAATAGCCTCCGGAAAGGGTCTCGCCCGAAAAAGAAGACCTGTTAAGTGCATAGAAAATTGCTGCGTTCCTTACAGAATATTCTTTTGCATTTCTCAACTCATCTCTCAGATCTAAAAAGTCTTTTTTCCAGAGACCCCTCACTACAGAAGTTCCAGTTTTTGTTTCATAAAACTCGTCATTAAAAAAACGAAAAGAATCTGCGATTTTTGCCAACTCTTCTTTGTCTTCTAACAAAGCCTTCCAGAACCAATGAAGTGGTTTGAATAAATCATATCCAACAACTCTTGTTCCTCTTTCAGCAACAGCTAACTCAATAGAACCACCACCGAAGAAAGGGGAGCAAAGCTCCCCAGTGTCTTCAGGGATGTGATCTAAGATTATCTTGACGGCTCTAGTTTTGCCACCTGGATATCTAAGAGGACTTTTCATCAATACTCTTCCACGCTCACAAGGTCGTTGCCGCCCAAACTGTGATCTCCGTCAATTTGTGGGACCGCTCCAAGAATCTCGTAAGGCAGCTTAAAGTTACCAGCAAAAGAAATGCCGTGCATCTTTTCGATGAGGGCATAAGTTCCCTGAACATGGTTTTCCAATCTCGAAAGACTTGTTTTGAGTGCAAGTCTCGCCTTTGAAGAAGTTTCAGAGTTTGTATAGAGAACCACTTTTGTTGGAAACTTATTGCCCTTTAGCCTTGAAGTCTCCAAGATTTGGCTCCATAGCCTGTCTACGTAGGAAATTTGGTCAATGGACAAGAGTTCGAAATCAGCCTTGGGCAGGCTCAAATTAGTTTCAACCCAGGTTTCCCACTCTTGTCTAGACTTCCTAAGAACAATAGATGTACCCGTTTCGGTTTTTTCCATAATTTTTTCGATTATCTTTGTAACCTGACCATTAATAGCGTTGTCATACCACTGTTCAATATCAACCTCTCCGTAAAGCCAGTCGCGGATGGCTTTCTTGTTTCTTTCCATCTCTCCCTTATTAATAAGGTGAATTCCTCCACTAATAAAGTCGTGAAATTTCGATGGCTCTGACGGAGGGTGGTTGTTTTCTCTGAGTCCGTTGGTTACAGTATTTCTCTCTGAGGAGTCTTCTCTCTCATATACAGCCACTGGCATAAATTTCTCATTATTCAACTTAGCTGCCGCGATTCTCGTTCTCCCCCCCAAGATGGTACCCTCGGTGTCGACAGACGGTGGAAATTCAGTGGTCATGAATCCACGGGTCCTAAAAGACGCCCTCATATCCTCGATACTGTCATCGCGATTACCTGTAGCTGCACGTACCCCAAGATTCCAAAATTGCGAAGAAGTGGTATCAAACAAATCCAGATCTACGAAGTCATATTCGAGGAATTCTGCATCTTTGTAATCTTTTCTTTGGAGGAGATCGAAATCCTCTAAATTAATTGTTCCCTGGCGATTAAATCCAGGCTTCCTTTTTGGCATAGAAGCCACATTTCTCTTACTCGTTGTCATAGTAAACCTCCTGTATTGTCGTTGACATTAGAGTTGAGTCGAAATTGTCGAAAACTTTATCGACTCTCTAAAATGAGGCACCTGTAAACCCGTGCCTCCCTGCGGTTTTAATTTAATTACTCAATAGGTCGTTGAATGCGGCCTCGACTGCATCTACCTCCTTGTCTGCTGGCGGGGGTGAGACATTCCCACCAAACTTTTCAACTTGCCTTTCAATGTTGTCGCTGTCCAAGAAAGTGTCTAAGATTGCTTGAGTTTCCTCTGTGGTCTTTCTATCAAACAGCTTTTCCAAATCAGGAACAGTCTCTAGCAACTCGGCGCAACGTTCATCTCCGCCTACTGCGTCGTCACAAAGAACCGTCTTACGAGGTCTAGGACGAATATCCGTTCGAGGGAAGGTTGCTCCCGGTGGCTTGCCGTACATAATTTTGAGGTCATTACCAGATTCAGGGTCCGTAACGTCTCCGTAATCCGGGTCGAGAACAATCGTTAGCAACTTCTCATATGCCATCTTTCCGTATCCCCACACTCTGACTCCTTGAGTCTCTTCGCCCCTGACAAGGACTGGTGAGAAGAATCTCTGCTTTGCGAAAAGGTTCTTCGCCATCTTCTTGCTTTCTTCGGTGCCTTCGTTCCACAGCTTATTCGCAAAGTTGCAGACCGGACAATCATCTCCGAAGTTTCTCTTTGGACACAGGAACCCTCCTTGTGCCACGTTGTAGTGAAAGAACTTTTCCTTGAATGGGTCTCCATCCGGTGTTGGAACGATTCTCACGTTGCTTTCTCCATCTTGTGGCTTCCAGAAGTCCGTTCTAGAACCCCCCTTGCCTGTGACGGTGTTAAGTTTCTCGCGCATGCGATCTAGATCAAGTGCCATAGTGTTTTCTCCTTTTTTTACTCTTTGGCTAAAGCAGGTCAGCAAATTTCCTGACCAACTGTTTATATATTAACAAATGTTTTGGCATTTGTCAAGTGTTTTCTTATTTTTCTTGTATAAAAGATGAGTGCGACAAAATGTAAGCATATTCTTGTTCGTAACTCGTTGGATATATTCCATAACTCACTTTCCTATCTTCTGTCGCTTTGCTCTTTACCTGATTGACAATCTTCCTATGAAGACCCTTTTCTTTGGTCATCTTTTCTTCAGGTATGCCATAATAGTACCTTGTTTCTCTTGTTTTGTCAAGAGGAAAAAACAAATTTTCTTCACCTGTTTTTGGATTTAAAATCCCAAATGTTGAAATCCTCGCAGTCTCAGCTGGAGATGAAAAGGTGTCCGTAACAGAAGATACGTGGTCGAAAAAGTTGATCATATGAAAGGAACTCGCAATGAGGTCGTTTATCGAGTCGTAGTATCCCACAATGGACGCATCTTCAATCATTGGATCAATAGCCAGATTTGATATCAAGAATGTCCTCTCCAACAGAGCAGACCTTGCATACTCTTGCAGCACGCTGAATACCGCTCTTTCCTGAAGTGTTTTTCCCTC